CCGTGTCACTATCGTTCACCGTTATCGGCACACCAGCCGAAGCGTTCTAACACAAACAATCGGGAGACAAAATGAAACTACCAATCACGATCGAGTTCACCAGTGGTGATCAAGCAACATTCGTTGCTGCGCCGCCTGAGTGGGTTCGCTGGGAGAAGCACACAGGCAACACCATTGCACAGGCGCAAGAAAGAATCGGAATTTCCGATTTAGTTTTTCTCGCTTACTATGCAATGAAGCGTGAAGCAGCAGGTAAGCCCGTCAAAACCCTAGAGGTTTGGACTGAAACCATTGCGGACGTGAGTGTTGGTGAAGCAAACCCAAAAGTTACCCAGTCGGAAGTCTAAGCCGAATAGTTTGGGAAGTAGCCCTAGCAACAGGGCTACACCCAAACGATTTCGAAAATGCAGAGGACATTCTGACAGTTATTGAAATCCTAGAGAGGCGCAACAATGGCTAGTGAAGCGATCACTTATGACAAAGCCGAATTGCGTTCTATTACGCGGGCATTCAAAGCAATGGACGACGAGGCAATCGATCAAGCAAAACAAACGTCTAGTGCGCTCGCTGATTTTGTGCGTGTCAAAATTGTTGCAGCCGCTAGTGGCAAGACCCGAAACATTTTGGATAACAGGGTTGCAGAAGGCGCAAGAGTTTCAAAGTCGTCAAAAATTGGTGAAATCAGTTTTGGTTTTGCTGGTCAAAAATTAAGCGGTGGCGGTACAACGCAACAATTGTGGGGCGGTGCTGAATTTGGTTCAAACCGCTATAAGCAATTTCCAGTTTGGTCAGGGCGTGAGGGTCGCGGGTCGCGCGGTTGGTTTATTTACCCAACGCTAAGATCAGCCCAACCAGAGATCATTCAAAAGTGGGAACAAGCGTTTTCGACGATAGTTAAGAGGTACGACTAATGGCAGGTTCAAGAACCCTTAAACTTTCGATTCTTGCTGAAACAAAAGACTTAGTTGCTGGGTTAAATACCGCAAGCAAGGAAACGCAAACCTTTGGCGATAAGGCAACAGAATTTGGCAAAAAGGCTGCATTGGCGTTTGCGGTCGCTGGTACTGCCGCGCTTGCGTTTGCAGCCGACGCAGTAAAGGCAGCCGCGCAAGACGCATTGGCGCAAGAAAAGTTAGCCGAAACAATCAGGGCAACAACCAACGCCACGACCGCTCAAATTGCAGGGGTTGAGGATTACATAACGGCCACGTCAATTGCCGTTGGTATTACCGACGACGAATTGCGCCCAGCCTTTAGCCGTCTGGTTAGAAGCACAAAGGACACTGAGGAAGCCCAGCGCCTATTGAATCTTGCCCTTGATCTTAGTGTTGCCGCGGGCAAGCCAGTCGAAACCGTCGCAAACGCATTGGGTCGCGCATACGACGGGAACACGGCTGCGCTTGGAAAACTTGGTTTGGGACTTGACGCAAACCTTTTGAAGTCAAAAGACAATGAAGCGATCATTAAATCACTTGAAACAACTTACGGGAATTTTGCTGAGGGTGCAGCCGAAACCGCAGCAGTCAAGTTTGAACGAATCCGCATTGCAACCGAGGAAGCCAAAGAATCAATTGGCGCAGCCCTTTTGCCAGTGGTCGAACGTTTAGCCGATTATGTTTTACAAACAGTCGTTCCCAATCTTGAATCGTTCATCAACGGTTTGACGGGTCAGGGCAGTTTGACCGAAGCGAGCGAAAACGCAACTGACGGTGCGTTCAAGTTTGGTGAACAAGTTAAAAAAGTCATTAACACGGTCATTGACTTAAAAGACGAAATCATCATTGTTGCTGGTGTCCTTGCTGGACTTTTTGTTGTTTCAAAAATTGCTGCTGGCGTGACCGCAACAATCGCCCTCATTAAGACTTTGATAACTGCTTACAATGCGTTAAAAGCGTCAGCAATTGTGACTGGTGTTGCAACTGCGTTTGCTTTGAATCCTTTATTGGGTGTCGGTGCGGTTGCACTTGCTGCGGGCGTTTTGGCTGGTGCTAACGCATTGGCTGGAAAAAGTAACGTTGACACCAGCAGTTTAGGCACGGACGGCGCGGCTGGTTTTTCTGGAACAATGCCAAATGGTCAATCGTTTTCGACAAGCGGTGGCGGTGCAAGTGGCGCTGGCACAACACCAACAACAACGCCAAGAATTACTATTCCAAGCACTAGCGGTTTGACTACCGCTTCAAACGTTGCCGCGACCGCCGCTGCGGCTGCAACTAACGTTGTCACTGGTTCATTCAATGCTGGTCGATTTAGAGAAGCCGAAGCCGCTTCAATGGGGACAACAATCAATTTGACGGTCACTGGTGCGTTTGACAAGGAAGGCACTGCCCGTACAATTGTTGAAACTTTGAATAATTCTGCCTACCGTGGCACTGGCGGTGCTGGAAACTTAGTCGCACTATGACCCAATGGAATCCCGTTTGGAAGGTAACAATTGACGGCACGGATTACACGAACGCCGTTCTTGCAAACTTAACCATTCGCAGCGGGCGCGTTAACATTTATGAGCAAGCCCAAGCGGGTTATGTCAACCTTCAATTGATCGACGTTTCACAAAGCACAATTCCAGTTTCCATAAACTCAACAATTTCGGTTCAGATCAAAAACACATCAAACGCGTTCATTTCGATTTTTGGTGGCAACGTGGTGGACATTGGTTTGGAAGTGCGCGACGTAGGTTCGACGACTTTTACGCAAACTTATTCGATCACGGCATTGGGCGCACTGGCACGGTTGCCAAAGGCATTGACCAACGGTGTGCTTTCAAAAGAATTTGACGGCGATCAGATTTATGACATTTTGAGCGACGTTTTGTTCAATACTTGGGCGCAAGTCGCTGGTTCACTAACTTGGGCAACTTACACCCCAGCGGGGACAACTTGGGCAACGGCTGAAAATAATGGTCTGGGTGAAATTGACCGCCCGGGAAATTACGAATTAGCAGCCCGTTCAAGTAATCGAATCGACGTGTATTCGCTGGTTTCGGCATTGGCAACTTCAGGGCTTGGATACATTTACGAGGACGCGCAAGGTCGAATTGGTTACGCCGATTCAACTCACCGCACTGAATACGTTGCAGCCAACGGTTACGTGGATCTTGACGCAAACCATGCGCGCGCCGCTGGACTTCGAATTGAAACCCGCGTTGGTGACGTTCGTAATGCCCTTACTATTAAATACAGCGCAACCAGCAGCAATGAAGTCAGTGCCAGCGACGCTGCGTCAATTGCCCTTTATGGCACGCTTGCCCAAATTATTACGACAACCTTGCACAATTCAGCCGACGCAACCGCCCAAGCAAACTTCTATCTTTCATTGCGTGCCAACCCTGAACCAATTTTCAGCGACGTGACTTTTGATCTGACCAACCCAGAATTGGACGACGCAGACCGCGACAACCTTTTGGGCGTTTTTATGGGTGAAGCAATTGCGCTGAACAATCTACCGCTTAACATGAATTCTGGAACGTTTCAAGGTTTCGTCGAGGGCTGGTCGTTTCAGGCTTCCTACAATCAACTTTCGGTGACTTTGTTGCTTTCACCGCTTGCCTATTCATTACAGGCAATGCGTTGGAATGACGTACCAATCACCGAAACATGGTCAAGCGTGTCGCCGACTTTAGACTGGGCAAATGCCACAATAGTGGCGTAGAAAAGGGGAACAAATGGCAAATCCGACAAGTAATTTCAACTGGCAAATGCCAACGTCGAGTGACCTAGTCACAGACCTTCCAGCCGATTTTGAGGTTTTTGGACAAGCGGTTGACACGTCATTGGCTGATCTTAAAGGCGGAACAACTGGGCAGGTGTTAAAAAAGAATTCAAACACCGACATGGATTTTGTTTGGGGCGCAGATAGTGCGGGCATGACCAACCCAATGACAACAACGGGTGACACGATCTATTCGTCAAGCGGTTCAACACCAGCGCGCTTAGGCATTGGTTCAACTGGTCAGGTTTTGACGGTTTCAGGTGGTTTGCCAGCATGGAGTGCAGCACCAGCGGTTTCATCAAATTGGTCATTGCTTAATGCAGGCGGTACATCTTTGACAGGCGCAACAACGATCACAATTTCAGGCATTTCTGGACAAGATAAAATTATGATTTTACTTAGTGGCGGAAGTTCCGCAAATGGCAGTTCAGATGTAGGAATTCGTTTTAATGCTGATACTACAAATGCAAATTATCAATGGTATGGCACAAGAATCACCAATGGTTCGGCATTTTCACAAACTGCAATTTCAACAACCAATGGCGGTGGCGATCCTTATTTTAAATTTGCAGTATTTAGCGACAATGCGGCTTCAGCGGCATTTGGGTTTTTGATTTTAAGTGGTGGCAATTCTTCGGGTGTTAAAGTTATTAACGGTGCAATTTCGGCAAACGCTGCCAGTGGTACTAACCAAAGACAAGACATCATTGGCGGTTATTATGCGGGAACATCAACCATTTCAAGCGTTTCTTTAGTTTCTAGTTCTGGAAACTGGGACGCAGGTACTGTTTTCATCTACGGCAGCGCATAAGGAGAAAAAATGAAAATTACTGAAAAGACATTTGACATAACAACAGGCGAAGAAACATTTACTGAAAGAGATGAAACGGCAGCCGAAACGAAAGCACGTTTGGATTTTGTAAAAGCGCAAGCAGAAGCAAAGGCAGAAGCCGACGCAAAAGCCGCTGAAAAGACTGCCGTTCTTGCAAAACTGGGTTTGACCGCTGACGAAGTGGCAGCATTGTTGTCATGACATACCCGCAAGGTACAAACGCACGCCTGATCGAAGTCGCAGCGGCAGAAGTCGGCACAATCGAAGAAGGCGACAACCTGACCAAATACGGGAAATTTACAAAGGCTGACGGTTTGCCGTGGTGCGGGTCGTTTGTCAATTGGTGTGCAGCCCAAGCGGGTGTCAAAATTCATTCAGTTGTGGGCACGGCGCAAGGCGCACATAAGTTCAAAGAGATTCAACGCTGGTCAGGAATGCCGCAATTAGGCTATTTGGCATTTATGGACTTTCCGCACGACGGCGTTGACCGCATTTCACACATTGGAATTGTTGTCGGACTAATTGACACAAAGACTTGCTTGACGATCGAGGGCAACACCAGCGGGACAGGCGATCAGCGCAATGGCGGAATGGTCATGGTGAAGGTTCGTTCGTATGGAGCAGGAAAAGAAATCGTCGGTTTTGGAATTCCAAAGTTCGTTCCGTACAAGGGCGAATTTCCAACGGTTGCAGTTCCAACTTCGGGAGACAAACCAAAGAAGGAGACAAAAAAATGGACAAAGCCAAAGCCCTAGCAGCGTCGTGGGCGCGCTCATTTATGGCAGCAGCGCTTGCGCTTTACATGGCAGGCGTTACTGACCCAAAAACACTTGCAATGGCAGGTGTTGCGGCGGTTGCACCAGTGATCTTGCGTTGGTTGAACCCGCAGGATAAGAGTTTCGGGTTAACGGGGAAGTAGCCCGAAAAGTCGCGGCGGCATGGTTGGTTTGGGCACTTGCACTAACCATGTCCGCTTG